AACGTGAGACTTATCCTCTTATGCTGGATGCCCTGGTGTTCTTCGAGCACTCGGGAGTTGGCACCGTGATGCTCCCTGCTCACCAGATGTGGGCCCGCGTGGAGTCCGACACTCGCCCCTTCCCGTACGACCTTCCGCCCATCGATATGTCGATCTCTCACACGGGCGAGACTTCTGAACCGTTCGGCGTCCAGCAGACTCGCGATGGGGCGGTGGTTTCAGGTCCGGGTTCGCTAAACGTAGTGGGGCAGGGGAGGATCGAGGCGGAGAACCTTGATCTGCTTGCGCAGGCGGCGGCTTCACTCCAAGTACGGCTGAGCTTTGGCGTTGCAGGGATGGATCGCCGGGTGGAGGTGCTCGCCACGTTGTACCGTACGACGCCAGCCTCCGGGCCGTCGATACGCTGGAACTTCCAAGAGTTAGCCATGAAGCCATGGTCGGAGCCGCCTGCGCCATGAGCCTGCCCCGGTGTGGCCCGGCGGTCAGCAGTAAGGCAAGTTTCAGGCTATGTCGATACCCTGCGTTCGAAGCTCCTCCAGGAATTCCTCGGTTCTGCGGATCTTGACTCCCAATAGCGCTTCAAGCTGCTCCCGTCGCCCGCCAGCGATGAAGTCCGTCATGTCCTCGGTTATGAAATAGTCAACACGATTCAGATAACACGAATAGAGGTGATCGGCATCATTCTGTCGGGACTTGCCGATTATGCGTATGGTGTCTTTCCACTTTTCGTCGGCCAGGCCATCGATGCCACCAAGTTCCGAGACGCCCAGCTTGAATGGCCGACCCTGCTGAATAACTTGCGCACGTCGGTCCTCAAGGTCGTGCGCCTGGTAGAGGACAATGACGCCGGCATTCTGGAGGCGCTTCAGCTTCTTGTGATTGGCGCCCTGGTCGATTCCTACTCGGTACGTCATGGGTCGCATTCTCCAATGGGTCCTACGGTCACGTAAGACTCTAGTCGATTCGGTCAACGAAGCAAGCGCCTTTGGTGAGGGTGAGGCCGGTGCCCCGGTGACCGTCGTGTCGCTGCCGGCGCGAGGACGGCCGCCGGAGGCGGCCGCCCGCAGGGCCGGCCTTGAGGGTGTAGAGAAAGTCCTCACAGCCACTCGAAGGCCAGCAACGGCGGAGCGAAACTCCGGCACGATCGTCACCGCACCCGCGTCCCGCATCCGCTCCGACACGTCGATCGACGCGGGTTCTCGTCGTCCTGGACCGCTCATGCTGCGCGGGGTCGTACTGCCAGGCGGGCGTGAGTCCAGCCAGAGCCCTGCGCCCGACCCTCCGCAGTCGACTACATGCCGCCCGGGAAGCCGCCGCCGATCTGGCCAGGGTCGCCAACCCGGTTGTAGTGCTCAGCAGCGGCGCGCGCGCGTGCCCGCTGGGCATCCGATGCCAGCAGCGGGTCGGCCCCTGGTCGAGCGCGACGCCGCCCGGCCCGAATCCGACGCACCAACGCACGGAGCCTACCGAGCATCTGTCCTCCTGCCCGTCATGATGCCTGTCCAAGGGATCGTGGCACTCACGCCAGACCGGCCTCGCTTGGCCGTGGTGATCCCCTAGCTTCCAAGCCCCCCGCCCGTCCACCAGACGTCGTCTGCCCCCTCCGGCTTGCGAGGGTAGTCCTCCAGCTCGGGGCTGCGACGGTTCAGCCGGGCATTGACCAGCAACAACAAAGCGACGATCGCAACGACGATGATGGCGACAATGATGAGAATGGTAGGAGTGCCGGGGTCCATCGGATTACCCTCCTGGCGCCGATCGTGGCGCCCGAGCCGCATGGCGGTGGATGGCTCGATGGCGCCATCGTGGCACTCACGCCAGGGGCGGTAAAGCGGTCCGTCGGTGACCTTGGGCACACGCGGCTGGTGACGTCGATCACCGGCTCCTGGCCGGGCGGACAACGGCGTAGATGGCCAGGCAATACGCCCGGCTCAGCCCAATTCGGTCGCCCGGCTCGGCATGGCGGTCGCCCACCGCAGGCTCGGGCCCAGCTCGTCGGCCACGACCTCGACGACCGAGCGGGCGCTGCCGTCCCCGTGGCGTCCGCCACCTCAGTCGAAAAAGCCTCGGGGCTTGGGGGCATCGGGGGCATCCAAGTCTTCGGAGGTGCGACGCCAGCGGAGCCTACGACCCGGGTTGCGCCGCTGGTAGAGCACAAGCAGCAGCACGGAGGGGCCAGCGATGATGACGAACAGGATAATCGCAGCGATGATCGGGTCCATTCGGATCGCCCCCTCGGCGCCGACAGTCCCGCACCAGGCAGTATGGGCGCCTGGTCGACCGGCGTACAAGGCGTTGTCGGGCCAAGCATCGCCTACGGCTCAGGCCGGCCTGCTGTCGCGGACCGGCGTGGCAGTCGCCCAACGCAGGCTCGGGCCCAGCTCCTCGGCCACGACCTCGACCGCCTGCCGGGCTCTGCCATCCTCCGCCGTCCAGGTCCGCTGCTGCAGCCGACCGACCACCACTACGCGGCTGCCCTTGGACAGCGACTCGGCAGCATGCTCGGCCTGGTCGCGCCACACCACCACGGTGAAGAACGACGGCTCCTGCTCCCGCCGGCCGGAGGCGGCCACTCGAAAGGTCGCCCGGGCGATCCCGTCATCGGTGTGGCGCAGATCGGGCTTGTCGGTGAGGTTGCCGGCGAAGCTGACGCTGGCGTCTGGCATGCTGCTGCCCTCCTGTTGCCTGGCCGGGCGGGCTGCCCTGCCCTTGGAACCCGGGGAACGGTGGACGCCTGGCATGCCTAGAGGCCGCCAGGGGCAAGCCTTGGAGCCAACGAAGTCGGCCCGGATGGATCGGCTGCCGAGCGTGCTCGGCCCAGGTGCCGGCTTGGTTGGTGGAGGGCTTGCGGCTGGTGGTTGGGCATGCCATCACCGCCCGGCCAGATCCCTCCACCCTGGGCGTGGTGGGAGATCGAGGCTCCCGCCGCGAGGCCGCATGCGCCCCGCCCCAGGCTGCGAAGTTGCAGAGGTGTCGGCCTTCTCTGCCTAGCCGGACTTTCCTGGCTAGTGGTTGAGCCGTGAGCAAAGCTGCTGGTCAGTGGCCCATTTCGAGGTGCGCGAGTGTATTACCCAACTGCCCGGCCGGTAGATGGCCAGGCGGGGCGGCGGCAGGGGTCCACGGGCCGCGATGCTCGCTGCACTTTGGGTAATACACCATTTGCCCTGCTCACACCAACTTTGCCGGAGCTAGCCAGGAAACTCGGGCTAGGAAGGCGGCGCAGGTCCAACGGCGGGGCAGTAACCGTGCCTTTGGGCCCTGCCTTCATCGTGCTAGCTTCTGGCCATGGACGAGACCAACCCCACAACCGCGGCCACCGAAATCGCCGTCTTGTGCCTGGCCCTGTGGCTGGAGGACCCACAACAGGCCATCAACCACATCGCCAACCTCGAAGTCGACCCGAGTAGGCCGGGGGCCGACGATCTCATCGTCGGCCTGCTCAACCTGAGTTCTTGGCTGGTGGTCTCGCTCGCTGAGACGCATGGTGAAGCAACCGATGTCGAGCTTCAGGAGAGGGCGACCAACATCCTCGGCAAGCTCTCGCAGCGACTCATCGAAGAGCGGCCCGGCCTTCACGCGACCACTGAGGGCGGCTCGGGCGCGGAGTGAGTCGGAAACTTCGGCGGGCGCGGGGTCCGCTGGCCTGCGGTGATGGGGAAGCCACGTCGCGCTTGCAGCGGCGGTGGCCGAGCCCGAGCCAGGCGGTGCGGTCGTCGTTGTGCATCAGGTCGAGCAGGGCGGCGTCGGGGCCGAGCGCATGGCCGCAGCGCGGGCAGGACGCCCACGGGTCGAGCGCGGCGACCAGGTGGGCGCGGAGCTGGTCGTGCTGGGCGTCGTAGCCGCGCTGCTGCCTACTGCCACGCTGGCGGTCGTGGGCGCGCTCGCAGTCCCAGCAGCGGGACTTGCCTCGCACGAGTTGGCCGCAGTCGAGGCACGCGCGGCGCAGGCTCATCGTGGCTTGCGGCGTCGCCGCTGGCGTAGCCGCTGCTGGCAGGGCGGGCAGCGGTCGCCGTACACGACTCGGCCCTTGCAGCCTAGGCAGCGGGGCGGCCGGATGCCCTTGCCGGTAGTGCCGACCCAGAAGTGGTGCTTGCCCACGGCTACAGCCGCATTTGCAACGCGATACGGGTGAGCAGCGGCAGCCCGCGGGTGTCGTCGGCGTCGCGCAGGGCGGCGACGCGGGCGCCGGCGTAGGCGGGCCGCCGCACGACCGCCACGTGGTCGAGCAGGGCGGCGCGGCGCTCGACGCGGCGGCCGCCGTCGCTGTAGCGCGACCCGCCGGGCAGCGGGATGAACCCCACCGACAGCCCCAGCGGCACGCCGGCCGCGGCCAGCGCGAGCACTTCGTCGCCGTCCCGGGTGGCGGGCACGTACCACTCGCCGTGGAGCCCGTCAGGCTCGTCGCGCAGCGCGACGGTCCGGCCGATGGGAAGCTGCGCGTTGTCGCGGGGATGCGGCACGGTCAGCACCACCTCGGCCGGGTCGGTGGTGGCGAACGCGCCGTGGGTGAACGTCTCCACCAGCCGCGGGCCGATGCGGGCCTCGACGCCGTAGGGCACGGCCACGCCGACCAGCGTGCGCTGGTCGTGGCCGCGTAGCTCGACCTCGGCGGCGAACGCTCGGGTCTCTAGCTTCATGCAGCACCACCTTCCGGCAGCGGCGGCCGGTCCTCCAGCGCCCGCGCCTCGTTGACGGTCAGGAACCCGGCCTCAATGCCGAGCTTGTGGGCCTGGTAGCGGTCCAGCAGGGTGGCGCGGACGAACCCGCCAGCGTTGAACTTCGCGGCTTGGGTACGTGGTAGCAGCCCGGAGACGGCGCGCTCGACCCGCAGTAGCCACGGCCGAAGGGTGAAGGTGAGGAAGTCGGTCCCGCGCATCTCCGGCGAGGTGTACGCCTCGTGGCCGGCGGTCTCGCCGCCCATCATCTCGGGCGCGATGCCGTAGATGCGGCAGATGGTCGACACGTTGAACCGCTGGGTCTCGATGAACTGCGCCTCGTCGGGCGCGATGGTAATGGCCTGGAACTTGGCGCCGTCGCCGAGTACCGCGATGCGGCGCTTGCCCTTGTGGCGGGCCTCCCAGCGGGCCTGTAGGGCCTCGGCGGTGTCCGGGCCGATGCGGTGGTCGCTGGTCAGCACGCCCTGCGGGGTGGCGCCGTCGCCGAAGAACCGGGCGCCGTAGCGCTCGGCGGCCAGCCCCAGCCCGATCGCCTCGCGGAAGTAGGCGACCGGCGACAGCCCTTCGAGCTGGCCGGGCCAGGGGAACGCCTTGACGTGGAACAGGTCGGCGGGGTCCTGCTCGACGCCGCCCACGCGGATGACGCGGCGGCCGTCCCGGTCGGTGGTGACCGCGACCTTGCCGGGGTCCACCAGGTCGACCTGCGCCGGCAGCATGCCGGCCCCGGCTCGGGCGGTGACCACGCCCCAGGCGTTGCCGCGGGCCAGCAGTGACGCCATCACGGCCCACAGCCAGTCGGCCAGCTCAGGGAAGTCGGCGCTGGGCCGCTGGAGCAGCGGCGGTGTGGGGATCGGGTCGCGGTCCTCGCCGCGGTATACGTGCAAGGGGAGGGTGCTCACGCTGTCGGCGAGCAGGCGGATGCAGCCCCACACGGTCGACAGCCGCAACGCCGCGTCGGTGGTGACCGCCTCGCCGGCGGCGGTCGGCCGGCCCTCCTCGGCCAGCAGTTGCTCAAGGGTGAGCGCTTGGCGGTTCTGGATGCGGCTCCAGACCCAGCGGTCCCACCACGACACGGCTACCGCTTACGCTGCCCGCCGCGAGCCGGCCGGCGGGGAAGCGCGGCCAAGTCGGCGGGGATCGGTTCGCCCTTGGCAACGAACGTGACCGACCCTTCGCCGAGGTCCTCGCGGACGATGTGCAGGTCCTCGTCGGCGACCTCGGGCGCAGCCGCCCGCCGCGGCGCCACCGGCTCGCCGACCTTGCGCTCGAACCCCGGGCCCTTCTCGGCCAGCTCGACGCCCTCGGCGACATCCTGGTCGACGGTGCGATCGGTTGCCATCACGCCCTCACTCCCGTGTCGACGACGAACGCGGCCGGCTGCGCGAGCTGCACGTCGGCGCGCAGGTAGGCCAGGAACCCGTACTGGAGGTTGTCGGCCAGGTAGCGCTCGCCGAGGAACCGCAGGGTGAAGTCGGTACGGATGCCAACCAGCAGGTTCGACCAGTCCGCGGTGATGATGTAGCTCGTGTCGGTGGAGGTGCCCACGGTCACGTTGATGGGGATGGTCTTGGTGGTCAGCATCGGCAGCATGCCGGCCGGCGGCGCCAGGTAGGCGTTGGTGGTCGCCTCCTTAAGCTTCGCCAGCGACGTGCTCGACCTGGGCGCCTGGATGTGGGCGTTGGGCTCGAAGTTGCCGGCCAACACCGTGCCCTTGGCGTCCAGCCACCAGTCATAGTTGCTGATCGCCGTCCCGTTGGCGCCGTGGGCGCTCAGGGTCACGCCCGACTGGTTCAGCACGCCCCGCGGCTCCGGGGCGGTGCCGGACCCCAGCAGCGCCACGCGGTCGAGCTCCACGGCCATCTGGCCGGCGAACGCGCGGGCGATGACGTCCTCGCTGGAGGGGTCGGCGTCCTCGAACAGCTCTACCGACAGGGTGATCAGCCGCACCAGCGTGCGGGCGGTGAACGTGACCCGGTCGAACACCATGTCGGCGGCGGTGATGGCGGCGTTCTCGCTCTTCCACGCCGGGGTGCCTTCGGAGGTGAGCCGGGCCAGCGCGAGCGTCTGCGCCGTCATGGGGACGGTGACGGCACCGGCCTGGAACACGCGGGTGGCGTTGCGGGCCAGGTCGATCACCCGGGCCGACAGCGGCGAGGGGACCAGCGCGCCACCGGCACCGATGGTGCCCTCCGCCAGCGCCCGCTCATGCTCGGCACCCTCCCAGCGACCCGTCGCCATGCCGCGCAGGAAGCGGTCGAACGACAGCGGCACCTCCGCCGGGTCGAACGCGCCCCGGGCCGCCATCCAGTCGTAGACCGACTGCTCGCGGGTCAGCACCGGCTCGCGCGGGGTGGCCGGGCCCGACCGGCGGTCGCCGCGGCGCGCAGCTCGGCGACCTCGCGGTCGCGCTCGGCCTCGATGGCGTCGTCGGTGTCGCGCTGCTCGACCACGCGCGCCTGGTAGTCGCGCAGCTCCTCGGGGGACAGGTCGCGCTGCTCGTCGGCGGCCCGGGTCAGGATGGCATCGGCGGCCTCGCGGGCCGCGGTGCGCTTGGCGCG